CTCCAGGACTTTTCTAAAAATCAAATAAATAGAGATGATCAGACTATTTACATCATACTACGCTAATATGAGAAACATACCATCTGATTACATGATGGTTGGAATTTCAAGAACTTGTCCAGAATGGCTGAAGAATAATCAGCCGAGCAATTTTTTCTGGACAAAGGATAATGCTCTTGCACCTCCAGAAAGCTTGTTGTCTGATATGAAGTCTGGAAAGATAAACGAGGATGAATATAGAAAAAGATACACCGATCATATACATTATATTTTTTCTTGTGGTGCGCTTTTTAACGATTTCCAGGATTGGTATCAGATGGTAAGCGATGAATACGAGGAACGATATAAAGGAATTGTTTTTCTTTGTTACGAGAAACCGAGTGATTTTTGCCACAGACATATCCTAAGGGGCATCATCAATCATGATTATAATGTGAGGATCGATGAATTTGAATACAAAGATGATAAAAAATCTGATAAAAAGGAAATAAAAACAAACGCTCTGTTTTAATGGAAGATATCAAATACATAATTGTTCCTGATGTTCATGGACGCGATTTTTATATAGACACTCTTGACACATTCATTGATGGATCAAATGCGCACATGGTGTTTCTTGGTGATTATCTTGATGTATATGAACATGAGGGAATTGCAAGAACTCTTGCAATTGAGAGGTTCAAGCATATCATAGGGATGAAGAAAAAGTTTCCAGACAGAATAACACTGCTTATAGGAAACCATGATCTTCATTATATAGATGGATCACGAAACGGTTGCAGGATGGATCGCTATAATAAGGATGAAATTTGTTCGTTGTTCATTAACAATATTGATCTTTTCGATTTTGTTAAATGTGCAAGTGTTGATGGTAAAAATTTTGTTTTTTCTCATGCTGGATTTGCATTTGCGTGGTTTTCCGCTCATTCTGATATGTTAGGGATAGATGATGGTGAATATCATGATGATGTTGAAAAGCAGAAGGAAGCGTTTACATATAAGACCATATCATCTATCGACTGGAAAGATTTATCTAATAAAAAAGGTGTCATGGCTGCGTATGGAGAAGCTGGAAATGCTCGTGGAGGATGGACAAACCACCCAAGCTTCATGTGGGCTGATCTGTCCGAGATTCTTATGGATTTCGATATAAGACTTGCTGACTGTATTCAGATCTATGGACATACAATGAGACCAAAGAATCAGCCAGTTCATTTTGATAATTGCTATATGCTTGACTGCCAGAATGTGTTTTACATCAATGATAAAGGTGAGGTGGTCAATTCAAATTATGAATGCATTGTTGACAATGGGGAAGAGATGAAAGAAGCTTATCGTGAATATTATAAGCGGATGAGTTATTTTTTCTGAAATAAATATTTTCAAAAAGACGGTATTTTTGCATGCGAAGAAAAGTAATGAAAAAACGTTGTCCGACATGTCCTCCGACAAAAAAGATAAAATCTTAATTTTTTACATAGATAAATAATGAAAATACAATTCATTTGATAATAAGATGAAACGCTATAATTATAAGACAAAGAGAATTTACGAGTCCGAAGCAATTTATAAAGTTAATCTTTCCGTTTATGACGCTGATGGCAATCAGGTTGATGATGGAACATTTAGAGATGTATTTACATCTGTTGACGATGCGAGAGAATATGCGTATCAAAATGCTGAGGAGTATGCGCAGAATAATGGAATATCTAGCAATGATATAGATTTGTTTGATGAAGATGATCCTATGGAGATAACATGTGTTCTTCCAGATGGCACGAACATGACGTATACTGTCGTAATGAGCCAGAATGAAGGTAAAGAGATCACTGAATGTGGTGACTCTGTTGAGGAATGTGATGATACAGACAAAGAAGATGTAAAAGAATCTGTAGCAGAAAGATTTGCAAGACTTCGTAGAATGTTTGAATCGGAAGATGAATCAGATGAAAACGAAGATGACTCAGAAGGAGAATCTAACGACGAAAAGAATAACGGCGACGAAGAAGATAACGAAAATGATGACAAAGACGATAACGAAAAGGATAACGATGACGACAACGAAGACGAAGAAATGAAGGCTGTGATCATCACTGTCAAGAAAGGTGATGAAGACAAGTGCAAGGATGAACTTGTTGCTGCTGGAATTGCTGAAGATGACATAGATATACTTGACGCTGATGATGACGATGAAAATATTGATATAAGAATAGATGTGAATTCAGTAATGGAACTCAAGGATTATCTGTCGAAGAAAGGAATCGATCTCGAAGAGGAAATTGGTGGCGAAATTGTAAGCGACGACGAAGACGAAAAGGATGACAAAGATAAAGATGATAAGGAATCAGATGATAACAAAGAAGATGACGATGAAGAAGATTTTGATTTCGACGACTTAGGTGATTTGTTTGGAGCAGAAGATGATGAAAAATAATCAGTTGAAATATTATTTTTGAGGCTATTCGGTTGAATAGCCTTTTTTATTGTTTTTGTTTTTCTAAAAAATTGCCAATCCGTCAAAGATAAATAAAGAAAAGAAATTGAAAAGTAAAAACTATAGAAGTTATGTCACAAAAAATTAATTTTTCAGACTATCCTGCTTCTGGTGTTTATTTCATTGAGATTGATAACTCTATAATTTCTTCTTCAAATGTTCAGACTGCCATTCGTATGGCTGTTGGATTCAATATGCAGGGACCTTTCAACCGTCCAGTTTATGTTTCTAACACGGATGAATGCGATAAGCTGTTTGGCGGAATTGATAGAAAGATGGAGCGTAGAGGATGTTTCACAAACAGAAATATCAGAACAATGGTTCAGAAAGCTCCTGTATATGTGATGAATCTGCTCAATGTCGATACCAGTGATAAGGAATCCAATAAGGATACGGTTGGTTATACTTTGTTATCACTTGATCCAAAGGTTGAATCGCATACAACATCTGCTCCATATGCATACATGTATGACAGAACACGTTTCTGGATCGCTGATGATGATGCCTTCGTTGAGAACACATTTGTCAAGGGATCACAGGAAATGATCAATGCTGCAACGTCTGTTGAGAAATCCGCTTTGTTTGGAATCGCTAACTGCGGCACAAAAGATATTTCGGTAATAGTTAGAAAGTCAGAGGCTGTTCAGGGATATAACGTAACGTTCCTTGACTATTATGGCAATCAGGATGATATTCCATATAAGTGGATCAATCCAAACGACTTTGTATCTGACTATTTCGTTGACGTTATCGCAATATCTGGAAATTGGGATAAATCGAAATATCCTTCTTTTGCCAGCGATGTTGTGTGGTCAAGTTACTTCTCCGATAGTGGTCTTCAGAAGGATAAGGTGAACAAGTTCCTTCGCCTTGACGCTGTTAATGTTGTTGGCACTTGGACAGGGTGTATTCTTCCTAATTTCATGGACAAGCAAGGAAACCTTAAGTCAATTGACTATCTTGTTAACAGAAAGTGCAACGAGACTGGACTTATGTTCGGTATAAATCACAAGGCACTCGATCTTATCGCTCTCGATGGAAGCACATTCTTCTATGATGAGGTTGGTGATGGCAAGTATGAGGACGGAGATGAGCCTGCAAACTTCATTCCTGATATGGTTGGTCACAAACTTACTACATCGGATTCAAGCGCATTTACGTTCCTGTCTTATAATATAGATAAGCCATCTGACTTTGTGACGACTTACGATACTGTCAGCGATGCTAGTGTAGATTCTTCAACAATGTTTATTTTGAATAAATCTGACGGTGACAAGGTTAATGTTGGAGATTATGTGAGAGCAAAGAATGGCTTGATGACAAAGATTATCAAGAAGCGCGGATCTCATAAGGTTCTAAATGATGAGACCAGCCCAGTTATCTACAAGTTTACAGCTGTTGACATTGTGCTTGGTGAGACGGTTGCCACTGAAGTCGAAATTCATAAGTCTTATCGTTCAATGTATGACACTCTTACATTGTTTGCACTCAATGGTCTGAAGATTTGCAACCGCCACATGCCTGGATATGATTCAAATGGAAATATAAATGCTGAGGCTGGCGTTGAGAAGATTTATAGCATGCTTGAGGACAAGGGCATCCGTAAAGGTCTTCTTAACAATGATTCAATTGACTTCAGATATATTGTTGATACTATGGCATATGGCCTTGGTGAAAATTGTGGAGGAAAGGTTCATCTTGCAAACCTCGCTAGCGATAAGAAACATTGTACGGCAATTATAAACGCTCCATCAATGACACAGTTCGCTCAGTCTGATGCTCCATTCTTTGGCGATGCATGGGATCAGAAATTAGGTGATTCGCGTCCTACATTTGATGTTGCTTACATTCCTGAAGGAGGTAATCAGGATTTGGTTTATCCTGAGAATACAGAGTCATTCACTCTTCCTAATGCTGAAAACGGTGCGGATCATGTAGGCGTGTTCTCCCCGTTCTTCAAGTACGCAGAAGGTCAGAGAACAATACTCGTTCCTCCAGCAGCAGATGTATGTAATACATTCATGAACAAATTCACAGGAGGTGATCCTTACAAGACTGTTGCTAACATGAATGGTATAATCAACAATAGTCAAATTATTGGTCTTGAGTATGATTTTGATTCTGTTGACAGAGGTTATCTTGAACCGTTCGGAATCAATCCTATCATCAATAGAAACGGTAATATCATGATTTATGGCGACAGAACCGCTTACCAGATTGTGAATTCGGATCTCAGTTTCATGCATGTTCGCGAGCTGCTTAACACAATCCAGATTACATGTAAGTCTGTTCTTGATGACTATGTGTTCACATATAATATTCCTACAACACGTGCTGAAATTGTGACACGCATTAATCCTATCTTAAGCGCAATGAAGGATTCTGGCGCTCTTGTCAAGTATGAGATTGAATGTGATGACCTCAACAACACCAAGGATGTTATTGATAATAAATTCTGTATCGTTGACATTGGCGTTTGGGTTTCACAGAATATGGAGAAGATCGTTGTTCCTATTACTCTCAATCGTTCAACTACAGCATAAAATAAAAGAAAATAATATTAATAGATATGGCAAATGATGGTACTGGAATGACTTCTGTCGGATTGATGGGTCTTCCTCATTTTAGAACATCTCGTGTTTCGGTGGAGATGCATGAGCCAGTTTACCTGAACTTATTTACTGTTGAATTTCAGCTTCCAAAAGGATTGACAGGTACAGGCGGAGTTTCTGATGATGATAAGAACCTGTTGCTGGAAGGCGTTCAGAAGGTTGACGGACTCGATACTAACAAGGTTCCTGGTGCGACATTGCAACACTATAAGTTCGCTGATCGAAGCTTCGCACAGTCAGGTACTGATACAACATTCATTGATGTTAAGCTTGATTTTGAAATCAACCTTCGTGGATCAGCAGCTGGATCACCAGACATGTACACTCTTAAGATACTTCGCAGATGGAATGATCTTATTTGGGATCCTCTTACAGGTAGACAGGGACTGAAGGTAAATTATGTTGCACCAACCGTTACGGTTACAATGCATGATAAGGCTAACCAACCATTCTGGCAATGGACGCTTTACAATGTGTTTCCAACTACTAATTTACCAATTCCATCTCTGGATTACTCTCAGAAGAACCAACTTTATAAGGTTACTGGATACACGCTTCGTTGCGACTACTGGGATGAAGTTATGCTTTAATGATGTGTGAAATTTAAATTTTAATAATCAATCGAAAATGGATCAATATCTGATCCATTTTCTTTTTGTTGTTTGATCTCGGTGAGATTATTGTATATTTAGCATTTTCAGATAAATACTAAAAGTTTATCATTTGTTTAGTGCAAAACACTATAGACATATTATCTAGTATTAATATCACAGTGAAGCAAATCGCAGAAACCATGAGCAAGAAAGACGGCTCTGGCGCAGAGGCGACTGCAAAATTATCCCGTGGTGATATTCATACGAATGCTGATGTTAATCCAGCAGCGGATGCGGCTGCTCCAAATATATCAAAGGACAGTATATCTTCAACCATAAATGCTCTCAATTTATTGGCACCAAGTGTACTGGCTGTTGCTAATTTATCAAAGTTAAAGATCAAGCAATTTAACAATGTAATTGAAAAGATTATTAAAGGTGTTAATTTGTTGGTTGAAGCATCTAACAAACATAAGGATTCGGTGGAAAAAACAAAGACACTTGTGGAATGTATAGATGTCCTTGCCACGACAATAAACAAGCTTCCTTCTCTTATAGTTAAGGCACCATTGGCTATTCTTGGCGTTAAATTGGCAACAGGTGTCATTAAGGCTATAGATTTACTTCTTAATGAATCTAGTTCAATATCAGATGTTTCTGAAAAGATAAAGAATCTTGAGAATGTTGCAAAGACTATTAATCCTTTGATGAACTTTGTTCTGAAAGCTACTCTTCTTGTTGGCATTTGTGCTGGACTTGGACTTGCTATCTCGTTTGGACCTACAAAGGAACTAATCATAGGTGGTCTTGCTACTCTTGGCATAGTTCTTGCCACGGCCGCAGCGATAATATTGTTAACAGGACTCACAGGTAGAGTAATAAAGACTGTTGGTGCATTTTCTGCCATGCGTGATATAATGACAATGGTGCTGGCATCGGTTGTGCTTGTAGCTGCATGTTTCGGATTAGGAATGGCTATTGAGGCAATGGGCGGATGGGAACCTCTCTATAAAGGATTGGCTGTTGTAGGTGCTACATTGTTGATGCTTGGATTCACATTTTTCCTTGTAGGCATTGTTGGGATGGTGTCTAGATCCTCTGAGGTGCTTAAAGGTGTAGGCGGAATTCTCTTGTTAACTATTGGTGCGATGCTTCTTGTTGTTGGTGCTAAGTATCTTGCTGATTTTGCGTCGGAAAATTGGGAGAAGATAACATATGGATTAGGCGCAGTCGTTGGAGTTATGGGTGCATTGATAGGAATAGGATGGGCTGCGACAAAAGCATTACAATCATCAAGACAAGCTATCATTTCTCTTGCTGTGATGGAAGGTGTCGCTTTAGGTGCTATGGCTATAGTTTATCTTGCAGATGAACTTGCCAAGAAGATAGATGGCAGAGAAGTTCAGATAATGGAGGCTCTTGGATTAACTCTTGGCGTACTTGGATCACTTGCTCTTATAGCAGTTGTCGCTGGAAAGGCTGGAACTTCTGTAATGCAAGGAATAGGAGCATTGGCTTTGCTTGAACTTCTTGCGGCTGGTGCTATGGGGATTGTAATGTTAACCGTTGAGCTTGAGGAAAGAAAAGAAGAACTTGGAGTTACATGGGGAGATATATATCTTGACCTTTTAAACGTCGTTCTCATCATAACGGCATTTGGATTGCTTGCGGCTGCTGCTACAGCGGCATTACCTTTCATATTACCAGGTATCGTTGCAATGATTCCGCTTGAAGCCGTTGCGTTTGGTATGATAGGATTGACGATGGCTCTGCTTAACTTGCATGAACTGAAAGATAAATCTAATCTTGAATGGTCTGATCTTCAAGATGATGTATTAGGAATTGCAGGGATAATCAAGAATTTTAGTTTATTGGCTGCTTCGTTAGCAATTGTTGCTGTTCCTATTATTATAGGATCATCAGCATTAATGCCATTGAATGTTGTTAGTCTTGGAATTATAGGTATAACAAACCTCCTTATTGATTTACATCAGACTATAGAATCTTCTGGAATCACATTTGATCAATTGAGTGCTGATGTTTTTGGCATGTCGAAGATAATGGGGACATTTGGCATGTTAGCTGCCACTATGGGGATGCTGGCTGTACCAGTGTTATTGGGTTCAGCCGCACTTATTCCCGTTGAGGCTTTAACACTTGGGATAATAGGGCTGACGCATCTTCTCATAGATCTTCACGTTACACGGGAAACCGCTGGTGTTGATTTTAATCAACTTGAAAGCGATGTGTTAGGAATGTCAAAGATAATGGGGACATTCGGTCTTCTTGCTAGTGCGATGGCGTTGCTTACAGCACCAATAGCAATTGGTATGCCAGGAATGCTTGCTGTTTCTGGGTTCGCGATGGTTGCTATAGGCGTAGTTGCGAGTCTTGTAATGCTATCAAAGGCGATCGATAATGCTGGTGGTGCTGAAAAAATAGAGAACATGCTGACACGGAGTTTACCAGCTATACTTAAAAGCATCAATGTTGATAATTTAGGTGTTGATGTAGGCATCACAACATTGCTCGGACTTTCTGCTAAATATGCAATAATAGCTTCACTTGTTAGTGATATACTCACTGTTGCTGAATCTATATCTAAGATCGCGCAGATTGTGGGAATGGTTGATGATGAAGGACGGGTTAGAAAGATACTGTCAATAGATAAAAACACGGGTGAGATAAAGTACGGAGATCCTGTTGATCTTAAGAATGTGTCGACTATAGTTGCTCAAAGCGTTAAGGCTTTTGTAGAAAATAGCCAGTATAGCTTCAAGGAAGTTGAAAGCATGTATAATGCAGAGGAAATATTTTCTGTTCTTTCGACAATTACTGAGCCTATTTCTAAGTTCGTCGAAATGCTCACAGGATATGTTGGTGGCGTTGACGAAAGAGGAAACAATACTCTTGCTCCAGTCACTATTGATAAAGATGGAAATATAAAGGTTGGAAAACCTGTTGATGTTGTGAATGTTGCGACAACAATATCAAAGGCGATATCATCATTTGTGTCAGAACTTTACAAAAAGGAAAACACAGAAAACTGGTCAGAAATCATATATGGCGACAGAAATTTTATACAGACCCTGTTTGGTAAGACAAATAAACGCGCTGATTCTGTAAGGGAAGTTGCTGGTGTGATAGGGATCATTATGGATCCAATTTGCAAATTTGTCGATATGGTTTCTGGTCTTGAGGCTAATGCGTCTGGAAATATCAGGAAGTTGGTGGTTGACAGTGAAGGTAACATAAAGGCTGGAAACTATATAGATGTTGTTGAGACAGCAAAGGCAATATCTTCTTTACTTGGATCATTTATAACAGAAATATATGGGAATTCAGAGAAATGGGAGAATCTATCCAAAGACAAGGGAAAATCTCTCATTAATATCATGGATCCTTTACGGAAAATGATAGATATGGCTAAAGGCATATCTGGTGAGGATATCAAGACAGGTGTAATGAGGGAGAATGCAAACGCGATAATGTATTCCAATATTGTGATATTCGAGTCTTTGAAAAATGTAAATCTTGAACTTACAGCATCGACGCTTAACATATTGTCGAAGATAGTTGAACTTGGTCAGGAGATGTCTGACAAAATAAATAGTCAGGCTATTCTCACGAACAGCAAGTCAATAGTGACATTTATGACAAATGTCATCGACAAGAAGATGCCTAAGAGCGAGAAGATCCTTGATTCGTTTGACAAGAGTATGGCATCAGCGAAGAAGTCATTGAAGTCATTCGATGAGGTTCTTATAAAAGAGCAGGACAAGAGATTAAAGGCACTTGATAAGTTTGACGAGAAACTTGAACAAATCATAAAGAGGCTGAAGGATGGAAAGCCTCTCATTGATTCGTACACATCAATGCTTGTCAATACACAGAACTATAATCCAAATGGAGGAGTAACGGCACCGTGGATGAATAGTCAGCCGCAAGCTCCTGGCCCATATGCTCCTCAACAGGGTAAGACAGTTCAGCAACTAAACATAGATTACGCTACACTTAGTGAACACATAGCCAAAGCTGTTAGGGATGCTATAAGTGGAATGTACATTGATGTAACGGATGTTGCTAATTCGGATCCATTGAATAGTAAGGACAATATTAGTACCGATAGGTATACTATAAACGCTCCAAGTGGAGAATATGTAAATTAAAAATGTATATCAATAAATGGCAAAGTTGGAACTAAAGATATTTAATACAAACAGGATAGGTCTCAAGCAGATGTATGATGATGCGGTGAACTACCTAAAGAATGTATATCAGGCTAACGAAAGGGAATTCACATCAGCGTCTCCATTCGCCCAGATTATCAATGTCACTATTAACTTGGGTCGAATGATATTGTTTTATATAGAGACATCCATAACGGAGCTTAATATAAGGACGGCTTATCAGGCGAGATCCATACGTGGTATTGCCGAGTTGACTGGTCACACGCCGTCGCTTGGTGTTGCAGCGAGAGGTTCTGTTTATATGACATACAATATGTCATCGAACTATGAGGGATCAACAATCTATATAAAGAACTACACGAGAATAACAAATGGTGCGAACGGTCTTTCGTATATAATGATCCTTCCACAGAACGTGATGCCTCTTACTGTCGGGGCATACGATTCGAAGATAGAGATACCTATAATACAAGGAGAGATAAAATATCAGCAGGGAACAGGAACTGGAGAGGCTTTGCAGTCATTTAACTTTGCAAGCAAGACAGACGTGATCGTTGATGACTTTTTTGTTAATGTATATGTAAATGGAAAGAGATGGGATTCTGTAAAGTCCATACTTGATATGGGATATGAGCAGGAAGCATGCATAGTGAAGACTAGCATTAACGGGGGAATAGATGTATTCTTCGGTACAGGAAACAACGGAAAGATACCTGTGTTAGGATCAACAATACTTCTTGAATATGTGACATGTGGTGGAGAAAGGGGTAACATAGAGAATGTTGGTGATGACAATTATTGGACATTTGCTGATCACGGGTATGATATTAATAATGATTATGTTGATCTTAATTCGATATATTCACTTTCATCTGCATCTGATGTTTTGTTTGGATCAAGCGGTGAAACCATAGAGATGACAAGACAGCTTGCTCCTCATGCGTCTCGCAATTTCGTGTTTGCAAATGTAAACAGTTATAAAACATTTTTGTCAAAGTTAAATATGTTTTCGACAATAGATGTTTTTTCTGGATTTAACACAGAGGATGACGCTAAGATCGAAGAAGAATATAATAACAAGAAGATAGAGTATAACACGAAGAAACAACTGTATTCTGATCAGGTTACTCTTACTGGCATTTCATCTAGAGAGGCACAAGATTTGTTGGATGAATTAAACAACATACGTGTTGAGTTGGATGCTCTGAAGATAAAATATGATGAGTCTAAACTTGATGACAACGTGATTTATTTATATCTGATACCTGATATAACAAAAAGGCTTTCTAATGATGAAAATTATTTTACATGCTCTGAATCCAGGTTTAAGTTGACAGACGATGAGAAAAATGGGCTTATAGATCTTATTGACAATTCTGGACAGAAGATTATCACTGTTGATAATCAGGTGATTGATCCTATATATGTTAAATTTGCTATGAATGTATTCATACAGATGTGGGATACATTTGATTTCAATTCAGTCAAAAGTTCAATTATTTCAGCCGTGTCCGATTATCTCATATCCAACACAAGACGTGACAGGATACCTGTTTCTGACATGATAAGGGTTATAGAGAATGTTGATGGGGTTGATTCTGTTTCTGTTTTCTTTGATGCTGACAAAAATAACCAGAACTATTTCGGGAAAGGACACTATGGAATTGATCAATACGGTGACATAGTTCTTACACGAAATGTGACGGACAGACTTGGAAATAAGTTGAGCGTTAACGACATTCAACCGCTGTTCAGGGGAAATTTCACTTCAAAGAACGGGGTTTATTACGAGGATAGCCTTAATGCTTTAGTCGGTCCTATAAACATAACATTAAGAGGAAAGACAAAGGTTGGATGAAAGTCCAACCTTTTTTAATCATTTCTTTTCACTTTGCGTATAATATAGTGAAAAAGGTTATTAAAAACATTTTTTCATATTCCAAATAAGTTGTATATTTGCAACGTAATTGTAATTTGTTTCACTTTTTAAAACTTATTAAATGCAATTAAAACTAAATTTGAACGGTAGTGCCGATCCGTTTATTTCTTACCTGAAGAATTATCTCCGAATTAGAGAGTCTCTTCTTCTCGAAATCGACACAAACATGAGAGCATTTGTCGCGAAGACATTCACTGAGGACAAATCATCAGTTAGATTTTCATCGATTTTGTTTGACGATGCAAACGTAGTTGTTGTTTCAGATGACTCTGAAGATGTTCGCAACGGATCGCGTGTGAAAGTTGGTATCCTTATTCAACTTAAGAAGTTTATCCAGATTGTTGAGCGTCTTGGATCCTATGTAGATGAAAAAGGAAATTCAAATTTCACAATCGAGATTGATTATGATCAGTTGCAGAACCCGAAAGACGGATCAATTGATTTTGTTGCGACATCAATCGGGTTTGTTTCTGATGTTTTGAAGATGAGAATGGATGGATTCAGAATTTCTGAATTTGCATATCTCACTGATGAGACATTCAAGAACATCGTGTTCAACGTTACAGATGAAGTTTCTGTTGATGTCAGCGCATCACAGATTAATTCCATAATCAAGACATCTGAAATTGTCAAGATTGATGTGAGAAAGGACGCATTGGTTTTCTATATTGATGGAAAGACAATGTATGTGAAGGATCGCGGACTTGGATCCGATAAGAAGCCGAATTTTGTTTACAAGATTGGTGATGTGAGTACAGAACCACTATATCCTATTGAGGTTCCAGTTACACGTGATCGATTCATAAAAATGCTCGACAAGACTGATGATAATTTCAAGATTATCATTGGAAAGAATACAATAGCAGACAGTGGAACTGTTGATAGAATTCTGTTTGATTCAACGACATCAACGACCAAGATTGTTATTGCGTCAATGAAAGATGAGTGATATTGTTTAATTCATTAAATTATTATTTGCATGAGTTTAAAAAATATTCAGCCATTGGCTGATTTTGACTGGAGTCTTTATGAAAATGGATATAATGGCAAGAATCTTGTCGCAAATCCTAAGATAAAGACAAATCGTGGCGAAAAGGTGTATTGCCACGAATCATATGCTGAGGATCTTTACAATGTAATGGAAGCTCATTTTGGAGGTAATGTTTATACACCGAAGGATCAGATCAGCGGATCATTGTATAGCGTTAAGAATATTACCCAGTTATCAAACAATGAAGTTCTTCTTGATACTGATGGCGGTATGACTGCTGTTATTGACCTGAATAAGGAACATCAGTTTATGGATGCCATTGGATGTACAGGTGTTGATCAGTTCATGTTTGCACTTAAGGATCCAGAATTGAAGCGTACAATTTTGCAGCATGCTCGCACAGCAAAAGTTGTATCTAAGAGAGTTTCAATTTGGGAAGGTATTCGTGCCAACATTGAGGCTGATTTTCTGAAGCAACTTAAGGAAGGCACACCTCGTTATGGATATGTTGCGAAGATCCTCATGGTTAACAATGGAGGCTATACTGTTGATATCAATGGTGTTAAATGCTTCCTTCCAGGATCTCTTGCTGCAAGCGGACCTATAGAGGATTTTGATTCTCTTGTTGGAAAGGAGGTTATGGTTTGCGTTGTCAACTATTCGGCTCAAACAAACAACTTCGTAGTGTCTCACAAGAAGTATCTCGAAATCACATTGCCGTCACGTGTTGAGAATGAGCTTAAGCCAGGAATGAGAATCAATGTGAAAGTCACTGGACAGTCAAAGAATGGCTTATTCTGCGCTATCAGAGATAATAATGGTGATTACCCATTTGCAAGTCTTATGCACAGAAGTACAATGTCACCAGATGCTGAGAGCAGTTTTGATAAGGGTGAATATGTGATAGGTGATATGTTTAATGCATATATTCATAGAATTGATTGGACTGATGATGGAAAGTACAGAATCGTGATCGGCGATCGGATGCCAGTCCTTTCTGATGATGAACAGGAGGAAGAGTGATGGATATAAATCAAGGATCATCTATTAATTATGGGGCTATTCTTGATTCACCTAATGTTGTCTGCGAGTGCGGATGTAAAACGTTCGCACCAGCAGCAATTCTAAAGAAGGTGTCGAGAATCGTAACAATGACAGGCAGAGATGAAATAGTCGATATTCCTGTTTATGTGTGTACGAAATGTGGAAAAATCCCTAATGAATATCTTGAGAAAGCAAACGCGTCACGAGTTCTTGGTGAAAATCAAGAAACTGATGCAAATACAAACAATGTAATCATTTAATTTTTAGGTTAATTATGAGAAGTATTAATTCAAATTGGTTTGAATGTAAAGTTCAATATGAAAAGGTAACTGAAGACGGCTCAAATAAGAAGGTATCTGAATTATATGCCGTAGACGCATTGTCATTCACAGAAGCTGAAAAGAGAATTACAGAAGAAATGGCTGCATATATCAGCGGAGAGTACGAAGTGTCAGATATAAAGAAAGCTAAATATAAGGAAGTGTTTTTTTCTGATCTTGAATCGGCAGACAGATATTATAAATTGAAACTTCAGTTCATAACACTAGATGAGAAGACTGAAAAGGAAAAGAGAACAAATGTAATCTATCTTGTTCAGGCGATCAATATCAAAGATGCCTTAAAGAATCTCGATGAGGTTATGAAAACAACAATGTTGGATTATGAGAGTGTCGAAGTGAAAGAAACAAAAATTCTTGATGTAATTGAATATCAAGGAATGACATCTAATAGGGAAGAGGAATAATAACCTCTTTCCTTTCAAACGTAAAAAAGATACATAATGCCTTTTTGTTTTGATTTCAATTTAGCGCATGGTGATGTACACACTGTTGAACTTTCTCCAGATGGTTGGAAATCGCCTATATTTGTTGAATATATAGTAGCTCAAGCACATAGGTATGACACAATGAGATCTATCGTATGGAGAGTGAAAGGAACAACACATAGCTTCACAATAGAAGAACAGAGGTTAAATCATCTGACACATGGAAACTATAAAGCGCATTTTAAGAAGGTTCTTGAAAGGTTTAGGATTGACTATCTTAACTGGTTCAAAGACGAACAATACAAAGACTGCCAATGGAAATATGAATATCAACAACAATTTGACAGATTCATCATACCAGATCAAAATAACGGGGGTGAAAATAAACAAAATTGATATCAAATGAAAAAAAACAGACGATATTTCCAGTGGATTGCTGGTGAAATGAAGGGCGAGGTCGTAACGCTTGATAACATAGAGGAATTTGAAGGTGAGACGTTCTACAATTTCGACGATGGTGAGGCATGTAACCAGAGATTCATTGCAAAGATGACCAATAATGCATCCGATCTCAAGGAAAAGTTTATGGTGGAAATTGAATCGCCATCAAATCCGTGGTCGTTTGAGACAGTGCAATCTAAAAAATACATTGATGAATCTATGAAGGGTGAGGATATAGATATACCAACACTTCATGATATGCTTCAGTGCCATGGGGATAACTCAACGTTGACGAATTCTGATTTAGGTTCAGAAAAGCTAATCCCACCAAAGCGGTCTCAACATATAATTGACCTTCCAACATTTGAAGAATATGCAAAGACCGTAGAAACACCGTCAAAAACGCCGCAGGCTGAGATGAAAACAGATAAGCCTACTGTTGAGCCACCTTCTGTAAAAACACATAAAGATGAGCAAAAGGAGGAAACTGTCAAGAAATCGTTCGATCCTATTAGAATACTTGTTGATTCATGCAAGAAACATGATACTCAGATAGACTTGACACTGAACATGAAACTTCCGTCAAAGGTTATATCTAATATCGCAGATTCTGAATTTGAGGACGGATTTGATAAATTCATCGATTGTGTTGTATCTGATATTGACACTGAACTGATCATAAAGGAATTGAGAAAAGCCTTGAGTGAGTCTTATAAGTCATGATCAAAAAAAGAAAAATAAATATCCGTGAAGCAGAAAAGTTATCACGGATTTTTTAATATGAAATTTTATGCAACAATTGAACCATGCAGAAAGCTGAAAAATCTTTTCAGCAACCTTAGTTCATTCTATATAATCGATGTTGATAATATATTAAAGGAATCTGGACTTGATCCAGATAGAACAACCCATAGATATCTTATCAACACTGAGCTTGAACGCTTGATATCGTCAGGTGCCAAGTCAAAGCGGTATATAGGTATGATTTATATAAACAGTAGGTTAAATTGCGATACAATAGTTTCTATTAAGAATTCAATCAACCTCATAACAAATTCGGTGATAGAAAGCTTTGTGATACTTGATGATTTTGATCTCCCTAAACTGACAGATTACTATTCATTGTTTGACGAGGTTGTTTTCTTTCCTGCACTGAAAAAGACAAAGCTTATAGAATGTGTTCCTAGAATCCTACCAAAAGTAAATAGTAGAATCAATGATAAAGAGAATAAGAAAATGGCTGAAAAATCTGTTCAAGAAGAAATTGAAGCCTGTGAACAACCCTAAAGTGATTGAATTGGTAGCTGGAGGATATTTTGCTGCTCCAGATCATTATTGTGTAAAAATAGATCAATTAACAACGCCACATAAGAAATGACTCTAAGAGATGATAAGTGGAAAGATATAATTCATCTTCCAAAATACGAGATGATGAGAACTTATCTTGTGGACACCTTTAATGAACTCATATTTAAAGAGGATACGCATCAATATTTCATTCATGGAAATGAATTGAAATCTGTTTCTAATGTAACGCATATGTTCAAGCCTAAGTTTGATTCAAAGACAAAGGCTGTTGAAACCGCGAAACGAAATTTCAACAATCCAAGATCGAAATACTATAAGATGACATCTGATCAGATTCTTGAATCTTGGAATACGATTCGTGATAATGCCTGTGATAGCGGTACGAATATTCATGAGTTTGGCGAAAGCTGCTTCTGGTACATGATCGGAAAACAAGAGAACATATATCCAGAATTTCGTGGAAGATTGAAGGATGATGGATTTCATTCTGAATCAGAAAAAGAGGATGCTGTTGTTAAGTTCTGGATAGATCTTCCAAAATGCTTTATACCAATAGCTGTCGAGAATAAGATATGCAGGGAGGATCTTGGATACGCTGGCACGTTCGACATGCTTTTTTATTATGACGCTGAAATAATAGGTAATTCGCCTGATAAGTCTGGATTTCTTATATTTGACTATAAAACCAATAAGGATCTATATAAGAATTTCGGAGGTGAGACTATGCTTTTTCCATTTCGCAATATGCTTAATAATCCGTTGAACGGATACAAACTACAATTAAGTTTATATCAATTGGCATTAGAGCCTGTTGGCTATAAGGTAATAGGTCGCAGGATTATATGGCTTCACGAAAATGGAGATTATGAGAAAATTTCAACAGAATCATATTCAAATATACTTGAAAATCAATTAATTAAAAATGGAAAAGAACATTTGTATAACTATTCCAGCAACAGTTGATTGGACTGAATATCAGAAAGAACTTGATGCTGTGCGCGATTACAAGCAAGTTATGAACTACAAATGCACACATTTACCTAAAAAGGAAGATAGAGATTTAATAAAGAAATGCTATCTTTGTTATAAAGGAAGCGTTATTGGTTGGATGGAGGTTGTCGGCTTTATTGAGAACTATAATTTTAACTGTACGACGACTGGAGAAAATTGGTCAGGTAACTTCATCCAGAGATCTGGACCTTTTCACAAGATATTCCCTATTCCTATGAAAGGTTTCAGAGGTTTCAGATATGTTGATTTTTAAGGAAATCCAGGAATCCCGAATGATCGTTTTCCAGCTGGTTCAAATCCAGTCACGAGAAAGAATAAAAATCTGACATTTGACACAGAAAGTTTTTCATATCTTGGTAATGCTTCAGCATCTGTCAATGTCTGAATTATCGCATTGACGGCTTGCCGTATTTTTGATGGATCAATTCGTTCCAATGTTCCAAACACGCCAGGATCAAATTTTCCAGCTGCTGCCGTTATAGCACCTTGAGCACCCATAGCTATTATTCTCGCTTTCTTTGTCTTTCCGTTCAGTTCCTTTGTAGCGTTTTCAGCCTTTGTTATCGCTTGATCGATGATTGGAGGTATGCTGTTGGTTGTTGACATGTTTGAGTTGATTATAGGTATATCCGTTTTTATCATGCTTTTTGGTGTCATGAAGAAAGCCATAGCCGCACCGTTAACGTTCATGATTAAAAGTGAATTTATTGCCGATACAATGGAACTTGTTATTGTTAGTATTCTATTTGCTGTTTGTGCTGCTGATGATATACTTGATACAACTTGCTGATTAATAGGATCTACGGATGATCCTTTTCCGTTTAATATATCCATAAGGACAGCTTTTGTGAATTGAGCGACGATCAAACTTATTGTTACTTTTACCGATTCTAGTCTGTACTTTAGCATCTGATACTTTTTTAATATAATCTGTACGGCACAAAGAGCTGTATATTTTTGATCTACGATAAGTTGCGTATTTTCATTTTCTGCTATGTCTTTACGCGCCTCATTCTCCTCTTTTTTTATCTCATCCATCGCTTCACGTTTTGTCTCCTCCTGAGTCTGAGCTGCAAGTTGTGATGCTCCATTAACAAGATCAGATTGAATGCTTGATTGCAGCGCGGCTGCTCCAGATAACGCCGAACTTATAGATGAAGTCATTACTGATGAAACAGATTCAACAGTTGAACGTATCTCATTTAATTTAGTGATCTTTTCTTGTATGACACAAGGATCGAACTTTTTTGGTATTACGTCCTTTATGTCAGTTTCTATTGTGTCGATTTTTTCTTCTGCTGTACAAACAGCATCATATGCATCAAGTATGTTCTTGATTTCAGATGCTGAATTGCTGTTCTTTGCGATCGTTTTTGCGCTGCTTATGGTGTTATTTACGGTCATTTCTTTTTTATATAAAAATATTTGTTGTATATTTGCAAGTGAGATGTTCGTCTTATTTATCAGAAAATACATTTTAATTAAATATAATGATAGTAAACACAGAAGTACACGATTATACACAGAATGGTGTTAAGGTTCTTGATCAGTTCGGTAGACCACAACAATTCCTTTATATATCGTATGTAGGGCAGGATCATCACATAAAGCCATTCTTGTGGATGATTCCGCAGGAATTGATGTACCAATGGAAGTATGCGACTAAAAAAGACACCCCAGATCCATATTATTTGTCATGGGATAACAAACCTGTTGTAAAGGCACCAATATCCAATAAATTTAGTGAGCAGAGAATACATGAGATGATGCTCGACCTTGAAAAATGGTTTCCAGACAATCAGGCGTTGAAAGATATGCATACAATGTATATACCTGAAACTGCATATATGGACATTGAAGTGGATGTTGATGACGATGGTTTTCCAGAGGCAAAGGATGCCAAGAATCCATTGAATACTGTGTCTATTGTTATTGGAGATATTGTTTATGTTCTTGGTCGTGCTGAACTTAGTCAAAGCGATATTGAATGGATTCAGAAGAGTATAGATGAACACTGTGAACGGTTTGATATTAAATATAAATTTGTGTATCGGTATCACGCCAATGAAATGTCCTTGATGAATGATATGTTCTTCAATTTCATTGCTAAAATAGATTGTGTTACTGGATGGAATATTTTTGGATATGACTGGCCATACATTTATAATCGTGCGAACAATATAGGGCTTGATATCACATCATTATCGCCAACGAAGACGTGGTACAATTACAAGCCGCAGGATGTGACATCTCCAATGATAAAGCTTCCTATGCATAAATGTATATATGACTATATGGAACTTTATAAAAAGCATGACAGGTCTGTTAATCCAAAAGTCAGTAATAAACTTGATTGGGTTGGAGAGAAGGTTCTTGGGGTAAAGAAGGTGGTACATCAATTGGGATTTAAGGAAATGTGGCAGAAACAGAAAAAGGAATATGTGTTCTATAATGCAATTGATAGCATACTCGTGAAGGAAATTGACAAGAAACTAAAAACAAGTTCTGTATTATTTGGTCTTGCTTCACTTATGCATTGTCCAGTGCTGACTACATATAGTTCAACAAAGAGCATTGAGATAGTTCAGGCGGAATATCTTTACAGAGAAAACAAGGTATTTCCAACAACCAAACGTGATAAGGATAAAAAGGAATATGAAGGTGCATTTGTGTTTCAGCCTATCCCTGGTATATACAGAAATGTATATTGTCTTGACTATGCTTCACTTTATCCTACAACGATGAGGCAGTTCAACATATCTCCAGATACACTCTTGTTTAAGGATAAGAATTATATTCCAAAGGAGAACGAGATCAAATGCACAAATGGATGTGTGTATACAAGTGATTTTGAAGGATTTATACCAAAAATATTGAGCGATTTCTTCGCAAAGAGAAAGGAATATAAAAAGAAGATGGTTTCCGCACAGAAGGAAAAATACCATTTAATAGAAATTTTAAAGGAAAGAGAAAAGAAACTTAAAAACGCAGTGTAAAATGAAAACAGAAAATCTTAAATGTAACAGATGTCTTTGTGAACTTGAAGTAGAAGACATTTTTGAAGGCGACGAAGAAATGGGTGTCACTACCTATCTTGTATGTCCTAATTGTGGTGCAAAGTTTGAATGCACAGAAGTTCCTGAACAAGAAAAACAGGATTATGATTTCTACAGAAACGGAGAGGACACATCATTACGGATCGATGAAGTTGACATAATGAATGAACACTGCACAAATTGCGGACATCATGTGTCGATGAGCAATAACTTCATGCTTTCAGATTATGATGATACAATTGTTGATGAAAATGATGATAAGATGAATTTCGTTCTTAATCAGTGTCCAAACTGTGGAATGTGGGAAGTAAGATGGGACACAGCAGAAAATGAAAAGAAGAATTTTCCATATTGGTCAGAAGATGTAAACGCTTAAACCAGATAAATAACATGAAAGAAAACGAAAAAAGATCACCACGGATGAATGAATTCGATATTAATGATTTTAGTGTGAATCATGAATATAAATATAAGTCCTGCATAGTATTCGACGAACAGTTATCAGCGGACACTCTTACGCGATTGTATAAGAATGGATGGAATGTATCAAATTTTAATGTCAGCTTTAAGTCTAAAACAATAGGCTATATGGCAAAGGAAGGCATCACGCAGATAGTATTTGCATATATGTTTGAAAATATGAATTATGTCGAAACGCAGAATATCAACGAATAAGATAAATGATGCAGTATCTACAGAATCCAACTCTTTTGCTCTATTCGGCGATGACTCTATGTCCTCTTGTATTTGCGATACTAACAGGAAAACTTGTGATGCTGTCAAAAAGAATAAGGAGGATAGACTATCAGAATCGGCTGGATCACAATCAGCTTATGAAGAACCAAAACAATCTGAACACAATGTTCAGAAATGTGGACACAAAGCTAAAAGAGGATTCAGATCACTTGAAAGCAATAAAATCCATACTCATACAGAAAGTTGTTCCGATCATGTCGAAAGACAAGGTTGCACAAAAAATGATGGCGGAAATAACATCATTGGAAAAGAACAACTTAATGCTACAGCAAAAGGTAAAGGAACTGAGCATGAATCTGGACGAGTCAAACGAGAAGTACAAAAGGGCAAAGGAGGAGTTGGAGTTTATGAAAGATGCGATTCCTCTACAGAAACTATAATTGATACATCAAAGCTGAAATACAAGGACTTTGATGACTCTAACAAGATACAGAACGGATCTATTAGTGGATCGCCAAGGCAAATAAAAGACACCAATCTTGTTGAAGCGATAATAGATGGATATAAGCGAAAAGTGTCATCGTGGTCGATAAGGAACGGTCAGTATATTCAGGGGCTTGATAGCAATTTTCTTGTCAAGCATTATAAGGTAGGAAAACGATAACTACTCGTAAATGGCGGATTCTGTTTAGGTTCCGCTATTTTTCGTAGATAAATAATGAAAACAGAAACAATTAAGAGTTGAGTACAATTAAGTCAGACAGACAAGATTTTGAGAAGCTTCTTAACGGCATAGATCCAATAACACCAGTAAATGCTCCATCGGAAGCACCTGTGTCAAAACCTGTATCAACAGTAGTTGATTCAACGTCAGCTGCTGAGACTATGCAAGTAAAGATGCTTAACTTCGATTATGATGGAATTAAGAAGGGTTTAAGGAAGAAAGCCAGAAAGACAATAATCAATGCCGTTAAGCACATATTTCCTAGAACAATCATGGATGAGGAGTATGTTCAGGATAAGATTGAGCAGGACATTGAAACTCTTGCAGCTCTATACATGCAGCAGGAAAATAATACCGTTGTGCAGAGATCAATCATGGAGCAAATTAATTCTGGAAATGCAACACCACGTATATATGAGGTGTTCGGGCAGCTCACAGACAGGATACAGGCTATAAACAAGCAGATATTTGACACTGAGCAGAGAATCAGAAAGACATATGTCGATCTAAAATATGAGATACTTGACAAGATAAATGATGATCATGCTATGGGTATAGAGACTATGAAAAATGATAGTCCTAAAATTGAAAGTCAAAACGGAATGGTTGTAACCTCTACAAAAAGTCTTATAGAGGGAGCAAGACAAAGACACATTGAAAAGATAAATAATACAGCGGAAGCTGAATTTCAAGTAAAAGAGTAATGGGCATAAAGGAGATATACATAAGGGATGAAAATGATCCGTATTATGATCCTACAATAATAGATTATAATAACGAGATAGAGGCTGTGATATCACAGATACGGATGATTCTTGGAACAAATAAAGGCCAGGTTCTTGGAACATATGATTTCGGGATAGATCTTGAATATATGGTGTTTAACACAAAATATAATTCTGAAAAGATAGTTGAGGAACTTACAGCGCAGATCAATAGTTATGTGTACCATACTGATAAGGTTAGCATATCATGCGATATAAATTTCGGTGATTCTGGAAATGGATATGATTATGCTGTACTTGATATATACATAAACGGAAGCAAGAGCATAGGATTTCTGATAGACAAGAACGACAGGTGATATAACGTTTTGTGCCTGTGATGCGTCGCTGGTAAAACGGCGATGTTTTATTTTTACAATAAAACAGAAATAATAATGGCAGAAGAAGGTAAAAGCAAGAAGCAGAGAAGAATATATTCAACGGCTACAATAAAACAGATGATAGATGACCGTAATCAAGGGTATGAGATTGATTATGAGCCATTTTTTAATAGGGATCTTGGACTAAGGGCAGCAAATGTCCCTTTCAGGATGACAGAGGAGGAACTTATTGAATATCAGAAGTGTTTTGATGATCCTATATATTACGCCGAGAAATATGCAAAATTTATGACGGATCATGGATTATCGACAGTAGATCTGAGAGATTTTCAAAAGAATGTCATAAATACTGTCACTGAGGAGGATTATGATGAGGAGAATGATCTGTTGCTCCCTCGTAACAGGAACATCGTATGGATGGCGGCTCGGCAGAGTGGGAAGTGCCATTTTTTCATGTCGAGAATAAATGTGTCGGATCATCCAAGTGGAATCACCATAGGAGAAATGTATAATCGTGAGAATAAGGAAAAACAAAAATTTCACAAACGCATTTTATGTTCTCTGAAATCTTTCTTGTATAAGATTTACTGGATGCAAATTACAAGAAATCAGAAAAACATTCTTGGAAAACTCATAGAATTTGTTGAACGTCTTGAATATTATGGATACGACTTTGATGAAAATGACGTGTCTAAAAAGATCGTTAATTCTGTTCACATAAATTCACAAGTCCTGACAGATACTGGATATGAATCCGCATTACAAATTCACATCACACAACCATATACAGTATATGAGATTATAACTGAAAACGATAAATCCATTGAATGTGCTGACAACCATATAGTTTACGATGAAAATTATAATCATGTCTTTGTTAAAGACTTGAAAATTGGTGACAGAATAGTAACAATAGATGGAATTGAAAGAATATCATCAATATATAAATGTCCGTATAAGTTTATGATGTATGATATGACTATCGATCATCCTAATCATAGATACTATACGAATGGAATCCTTTCTCACAACACAACAACTATCGCTGTGTTCTTGTCGTGGATGATCATTTTCCATGTTGATAGAAATATATTGATTGTCGCAAACAAGGAAAAGACATCTATTGAGATTGTAGACAAGATTATCAACATTTTCAAGGGACTTCCTTTCTGGCTAAAGCCTGGAACAGAGCAATGGGGAAAGACTGCGTTGAAACTTGACAACGGTTCCAAAATTATATCATCCGCAACAACAAATACAGCGTCAATCGGTTTCACAATTCACTGTGTACTTCTGGATGAGTTTGCGCATATACCAGATAACATAGTTAACAATTTCTGGAGATCAGTTTATCCAACACTTTCTTCATCAAAGGTCTCACAGTGCATTATCACATCAACGCCTAATGGCACAACAAATAAATTTTACGAGATTGTAAAGGGATCAATAGAGAAGAGGAATTCATTTCGATATATAAGGACTGATTATTGGGAGGTTCCAGGTCATGATGAAAAGTGGGCTGCTGCGATGAAAGCCGACTTTGGTGAAGAAGAATTTGCACAAGAGTTTGAACTTCAGTTCAACAAGAACTCGAAGATGTTGTTAAAGGCAGATGACATGAAATTTACTGAAAAACTTGTCACGACATATGTTCACAAGAACATATATGTCAACAATCAATATGTAAATGATGAACATATAACATGGCATCCAGATTTTGATCCAAATAACATAAATGATAATGATATATATGTATTTCTTGTTGACATAGCTGAGGGTAATGGGGATCCAGATGAGAAATTGCAGTCCAAGAAAAAGACACCAGATGCAAATACGATCCTTATATTCAAGGTTGTCCTTAATTCGCCAGCTAACATAAGAAGATATTCTAATCTCAGTTGCAGAATAGGAGATTGCGTCAGATTCGTTCAGGTCGGAAAATATAAGAACAGCTCTGAGGATGAGATACAGGCTGCAAGGGTGTGTTCGGCTCTTGCTTATAATGTGTTCAAAGATCATGAACGTAACAATGTGAGGGTTATGGTCGAAATGAACTTCAACGGAAAATCGTTTTTTGAGGAGTTCAAACGTCATATATACTATTCTGGAGCGACTGTGCAAAAGACATATCACAAGAAACCTATTCCTGGCGAGAACCAGAAGAAGAAGTATGGCTTCAAGACGACGACGAACAAGGAGTATTATTGCGTTAAGGGAAACAAGCAGATCTCTATGAAACGAATAATAGTTACATGCGATGAGACGTTTGACCAGATGAAGTCATTTGGATATGTCAGGGGAAAGCTTGGAGGAATAGCGTGTCATGACGACTTGTCTATGCCAGTGTTCAATCATATACCAAGAATGCTTGACGAAAATTCGTTCATATCATGGATAGATGAATATATACAGTTCAAGGCTGATAGAAGCAAGGTGTATGTAATCAATGAGATAATACGCCAATGGGCTATAGATAACCCAGAAATGAGTGATGATGATTTCGATTCACTGTATTTCGGAGATGATGGTTACGTTGACAACGAGCCAATCGACTTCAGCACGGTAACATATGGTCAGGCTTTGAACAGCAGTTTTGGCGGATCCTCAGGCATTACATACGGTCAGCTCCTTAACATGTAATTTTTTGATTTTATTTTTTGTGTTCTGAAAAAAATGTTGTATATTTGCAGCATCTAAATATAATTAAAATGAACACAAAGAAAGTTTATCCAGCGGAATTGTCCAATTTCTTCACATTTGAGTATGTGGAAGATAAGAATAAGGCACATGGTAAAAGAAGAACAACAACTATTAACTGGGAGTATATATATTCTATACCTGAGTTTGCCGAGTTAAAAACTTTGCATCAGTCACCGAAATGGCATTCGGAGTCTGAATACATTTCTGGTCACGTTGAGAAAGTTGTTGAATATGCTGTAAATTTTCTTGATCTTGAATACAATCTCGGATGTGATGAACGGGATCACAGTATTCTTTTGCTTGCCGCTATTTTCCATGATGTTGGAAAGTGCAGAACAACTTTTTTCAAGGAGTCTGATCAGATGTGGCATCATTATAACCATGAGGTTGAGTCAGAGAAGATTACAAGACGTAGTCTGTGGAACTTTGGTGTTGATGTCAGAGAAAAGGTTTGCGCTCTTGTGAGATGGCATATGGAACCATTTAATGTCATTCGGTCAAAGGATCCTGTCAAGAAGATAATTGACCTTTCAATGAAAGTCCCATCAATAACAATGTTGTATAAGCTGAAGATGTTCGATATGTATGGATCAATTGCTAAGGATCCTGCAATTACAGAGAATGATCAGTATGCTCTTGATAAATTCATGGATTTGGCTACGGTGCTTAATTGCGATAATCATATGTCATACGTTAATTTTGTTCTTAATTCATATAATCATGTTATGTCAAAAAAGAACAAATTGAACGTTTATCTGTATATTGGTCTTCCAGGTGCTGGGAAAGATACGCGAATCAGCCAAACAAAGTATGATAACTGTGCTGTTGTGTGCCGTGATGATATACGTGCTATGCTTGGGTTATGTAAGCCAGGGGAGAAATACCTTGGAACATCTGATGAGGAAAAGCGAGTAACGGAGATATTCAATAAACAGCTTCTCGATGCAGCGAATGAGGGAAAGACCATTGTCATCAACAATATGAATAATAAAAGGAAGTATCGGGATTCTTATAAAGAAATGTTGAAGAATTATGATGTGACTTGGAATTATATCTATGTTGAGGCTGATTCGTTGCAGAAGAACATTGAACGCCGTAAAGGTCAGATATCAGAAGATGCATTCTATAACATGATTGAGTCGTTTGAATATCCCACAGCTGATGAATACGATGTTTTAACGGTAAACATATCTTAAAATGACTGATAATTTTGAACTTATTAAAGAATATCTTAGATCAAATGGTATTCCAGAACATAATTCCGCATCATTGCTGAAGAATTATGTCATAGAAATTGTATCGAGAGGAAAGGATAATCCAGATATGCCAGCAGCAAACAGGCATTTCAGAAATTATTATATAACTTGCATTTATAGCCTCGAAAAATATGAGGATGAAATCAAAGCAGTATGCGATAATTTACGAATGAGGGCATATGTTTCTGTCAATTATAAGATGTTCGATCAAATTCTTATGAATGCGTCAGCGGAAGCAGCTAAACGAGTCGCATCACATAATTTTGGTAAACCTTATGCAATATACGAACATTGTTCTGGAGAATATGTGAACAAGAATGATCGCAAATTCATAATTGATGTCGATGAGGATCAACTTGACTACACATATTATGTTGATATATTGAAAGAGAAAATGGATATTGATCCTGTTCTTATTGTACCAACAAGATCAGGAACTCACATTATAACTCCAGTTTTTGAAGAATCACAATTCAATATGTATATAGCTGAAGATGGTTATGATGTATCAAAAATACCAGATATAAAGAGAAATCATTTGACATTGTTGTATGAAAATTTATGATATCAAATAAAAATAAGTGAGATTCTTTTTTATCTCACTTATTTTCTGTATATTTGCAACATAAAACAATGTAATAACATAATGATTAAATTAGACAAATACGCAGAGCATACATTTCTCAATTATAATTGGGTAAAGAAGCTTACGAATAACGGTATAGATATGAGCGATGCCGTATGGTTCATCATTGTTGATAAGGATGAATATTTCATTGCAAGTAAAGATGAGAAAGAATCGATGGATCTTTCATATGTCCAGGAGGTTTTGCCAACATACACTCTATCTGACATTCTTTATAAATTGGATGAATATCCGTATGTTGAGGAATGCGGAGCATCATTAGGCTTTATAAAGGACGCACCGTTCTATATGTGGACATATTATTTCAAAAATAATGTAAACGATCCAAACATTAAACTACCACGTTTCACAAATGGACATACTTATCTGGAATCGATTTCTGATACACCGTTAGCATCTGCCGCATGCATGCTTCTTCTTTGTAAGGAAAATAACATCAGATTCTGGACCAATGCTAACATGAAATATGAGGAAGATGATTATATGAGAGATGATATTGACGAAAACGAAGATTTAGATGAAAATGAAGAACTGGACTATTAATGATATTAAAAGAAATGATAAATTGTTTTCATTCTGCACAAGAATTATCAATATATCTAACATGCTTAAAGATGAAAAGATAAGATATTTCTATCTTGTTGCATTGATAAGATCTGATAATCTTGTTGATATTGAATCGTGTGAAGATAGCATAGAGAGTCAAGAGTTTATAATTAATAACATTGACCTAATGGATCTTGATGACAAATTAAAAAAAGAAGTTTTGAAATATATCAAGAAAGGTCTTAGGATAGCTAAGAGAGATCTTAAATTATTCAAAAATCAAAATACACAAAAATAATTATGTTGATAAATTTAACAGAAGAAGAGGTTTCATTGCTTTTGACAGCATTGGAATATCATGGAATTGAGTGGTTAAAATATAATCAAGTATATAATAAACTGAAAAGCACGTCAAATGGCAAATATGCAGCTGGTGAATTGTTGTTCAAAGAAAGCGGTGATTCAGATGAGTCCACAAAATACTATAATTCTATACCGATTGAACAGAGAGTATTCATGACAGATGGATTGCAAACAGCTGACGGATACGGTCAGGTCATTGGTTTTGATGATGGAAAACTTGTCCATACTACAGGTCCAGGAAACTTCCAATTTGGAGGAAATGTCAGACATGCTACGCTTGAGGAAATCAAGAAGTTCATTAACGCAATAACAACAACAGACTTTATAAAATACAGATAGATGAAAATCATTTCAAAATATAAGGATTTTTATGACTACATTGTTCAGGATCACGATGCTGACATAACATTCGTTCGTGATATTAAATTCCATCATGAATATCTCGATGATTTATTTTACCAGAAGAATGAGTATAAGTATCATGGAAGAAGTTATTATGACTTGCACAAGGAAGGAAATATATTCTTCGGATCCTATATTTTTGGAATTTATCCTTATGTATATGCACAGCCTATAATAAACGTGAAATGGAGATCCATCACAGGATTTGAAGAGAATGATTGTTATATATTGTCAAAAAGTGAAGCTGACGGCATACTGAATAATGAACAGCCTGTTATTGATGGGTTGATTGATAAGGTTAATAAGAAATTAAGCGAACATATTATTGACAAGAAAATGTCTGCTCCGATCAAAGCATCATTTTCTCCATCATATAAATCTTTGTCTGAACGTGTTTCTGAACAGATGTGGAAGGTAGAATGTAAAGAAATATTTTATAAGTTGCAGTCACCAGTATTTGTGAAGTATTATAGAGAACTATTCGTAGACGGATCTTATTGGAGTTCGCATTATAATGACATGGTAAGTCCTAAACGGACAATTCAATATGTGTCTGGCATAAGTTTCAATAAACTTAATTATAATATATTGAAATACTGGTATGATGAACTTTATGATTTGAATACATATATCAACATAGAGAATTTTTTATGGTCTGTGAAACATGAGCCTGAGTCGGAACCAGATAACAAAACTAAAATATTGTCACATGGTTTCGATCTGAAAACGAGTTTTAGGAAAATGTAGAACTTTAAACAGAAAATATAAACACAATTATGAAAATAGCGTATCTGAAGAATTTCCGAAAAGGTTTAGCGACGAACAGCAGTTCAACTCATTCAATTATTTATAGAAATGATAACGAATTGTTCGAGGATCTTGATATTTTCGAGACCAATTTTTATGGTCGTTTTACACGAACAATAGCAGCGTCACGTGCAGCAAAGATAAAGTATGTTCTCGCCGATATCATGTACAATGAACCGTTGGTTGAGATTATGTCACAGTATTATCCTGAAATGAAGCAATACTTTCCTTTGATAAAGGAAGCTATGGAAACTGATAATGATGATGAAACATTCGGTATGTATTATCGTGGAAACTTGTATTTTAAGGATAACCTTGAAGTATCAATAAAATACCTCAGGATGATTATAGATGATCCAGATATCATCATTATAGGAGGATCTGATGAATCTGATTTTGTTTATGATAAATGTGAGAACCATGTTGAATGCCCTGATCCCGATTCAATATCGTATGGAAAATATCATTCAGTAGCCCCTGGTGTCAATAAAAACGGAAACTATTGGTTTGGCTATGGAAATACATATGATAGTTTTAATAAATCTGAAGCAGGATATAACCCTATAAAGAACAGTTCTTTTGGTAGAATAAGATTTGCCACAAGAAATGATCAGCCTCTTGTTCCAGAATATCCTGAACTTATTGACCTTAAGATAACAAATAAATGCGGAAACATGTGTAAATTTTGTTTCATGGGGTCAAACATGGACGGATCACACGCTGACATTAATCATCTAAAATACATAATAAATCAACTTGGCGACACGTATGATGGAACATTTCATAGAGTTGAATTTTCAATAGGTGGCGGTGATGTGCTTCTATATCCACAGCTTGATGAACTGTTTTCTTTCATGAGAAAAAACGGTCACATCATAAATGTCACGATAAAGGCATCTGATGTAATGAGACTTCTTGACGATGATGATAAAATTGAAACATTCAGGAAATATGTCAGCGGAATAGGAGTGTCTGTCGTTGATGCGAGTGATGTTGATAATATTATCGCATTGAAAGGTGCATTAACTGGAAAAGATGTTGTTGCTCATCTTATCCCAGAATACCTTGGATTTGATAAAACTATAGAAATAGTTAACAGAATAGATACAGCATCTGTGTATATATCTAAGCTCTATCTTGGCTTCAAACAGATGGGTCGAGCAAAGGACATGAAGTATACTGTGTTTAGAGGTGATCAACTTGATAAAATGTTTTCTGGTTGCAGAACTGTACGTGTTGATACTGCATTTGCCAATAGATACATGTGGTATATTAAGGATAATTTCTCCTATAAGAACACAATAACTCTTCTTGAAGGCGAGTTCAGCATGTACATAGACGGTGTTGAAGAAAAAGCGTACAAGTCATCATATCATCTTGATAAACCTTATAATATGCGTTTAGATTATCATAACCCAGGAGATCATATGAGCATTAAACAGGCATTTGCTGCGATAAGGAAAGATAATGGATTATTGACATATGACGAATTAGAAGATCACTACTATGATGAACCTGAAAAATCAAATTAAATATGATTGCAGACGGATAAAGGATACCTTGCGCTCAATATACTTGTGCGTCAGGCTCCCTTTTCTGTATCCAAGGAACAGATGGACTGGGTTACATTATAATAACTGGGACATTATTGATAAATTGAAGTCATTATATAATGAAGCATATATGATAGGCGATGTGTCAAATGGCTATAAGCATATTGTGATCAACAAGAAGAAAGCATTATGGTATCGTATACTTAAATGGTATCATGACAAATTCCTACAGATTGTTCATTGTGTTCCATTGTATAATGAACTTGATATGGGTATGGAGGACGGCTGGAAAAAAGCATTTGGTATTCAAATGTGCAAGGAAATAAAAAAAGCACTTCTTGAAGCTGGAGGAAGAAAAGCGTTATATAATTATAGAATAACTGATATAAAAGAAAAATGGGGTTCGCTTGTATGGTCAGATTACGGAGCACCAAAAGAAGTTCGTAAGATAATAGAAAAATATGAATATATATCAGCAAGAACATGCATCGAATGCGGTAAAACAGCTGACGGTATGACAGAAGGATATGTGTTACCTTATTGTGATGATTGCTGCAAAGAACAAATGACAAGATATTATACAAAAGAAATGCCTTTCTATGATCACTATAAAGTCAACTAACGATTGTATATAACGCTATAAATATCATAAAATAGTTAAATTTCATTATTTTTTAGATTATATAATCATTTTTAATTATTATCTTGGAAAAAGAGTTAAAAGGGGTTTGTTTAAAAGTTCTACAGGAAAGGAACTTAATGCAGATATAAATGGTGCTATAGGGATTCTAAGGAAAGGAAATGCAATCTCAGATGATCAGATAAAGATCTTACGAGATAGAGGTGACATTGTATAGCCAAAGGTGTTTAATATTAACCCTTAAATGAAATCATATAATTTATATTGTTTATA